CAGATTCATTTATTGGTGTTGAAACGATGTTAGTCTCAACTTGACGTATTAAATCGGAATCTTTAATTGGTTTGAATATATTCGTTTTAAGGGTGAAATCTAGGTTCCACATGATAACCCTTCTATCTTCAAATTGACCCTCATAACTCTCTTCTAAAGAAACACCATTGAGTAATACTGGAACGTCATCAACAATTCCCATATCATCATAGACAAGTTTTGATGGGATGTTTAAGTATGGACTGAAGAAAGGAACAATCTGTTCTATTATCTGTAAACCTTCATCGAAATGTTCCACATAAACGTTTAGAGAAAATCCAATATTATATGGGACTGGATTGTACATAGACTTTTCTTTATCATCTTGTGTTGTGTTATATCGAATTCCAAGTGAGTTTAGTTTTCTTTGAGAATCATAAGAAAACCCAGACATCTCAAAACTTAATCTAGGAAGAGTGATTGCGGTATTTTTATTTACAGATCCGTCAGAATTCTGAACTTCAATTTTAGATAGGAATTTACTTCTTGGACCGTATGATAAAGGAACTTTCAACTCCTTTACAGTATTGCCGTCTGAAGTTTTTCTTTTTACAGTTATATCGTTGAAGAGAGTTCCAAAAGTTGCTACACTTTTGAAAATAGTTTTGTGGTAAAAATATTCATTATATAGAGCCATAACAAATATATTTATAATACTTACTATAAATCTTCTTCAGAGAAAGGATTGTTTTCAGAAAAGTCTATCACCTTATCTGCTTCTTTTTCATAGTCAATATTATCAGATAATGGATCGTTTGGCATATCAAGTTCAACATCTTCATAGTTATCTGGTAAATCTATCTCATAAGATGCTCCACCATCACCGACAACATTTACACCTTCAACAAACTTACCAACAACATCAACTAATTCAAGGACACCATTTTCCCATGAAGCAACTCTACCTCTTACATCAGTTCCTTGAGTTACACTCTCACCTACAACATAATCACCAGTTCCAGTTGTAGTTGTTAGTTCAATAGAGTAAGCATTTTTATATTGAATATCATTAATTTCTGAAATTTCAGTATTGAACATCTGATTAGAATATTCAAAGAGTTCTAACTTCAATCTATATACAAACCTTTTACCAAGAGTGTAGAATATTTGTTCATCTTCAACAAACATAACTTCAAAGAGTTGCTTATTGAAAGGAAAGAAAATCAAGTCACCCTCTTTTGGTCTTCCTATTTTCAGAGTTTCAAATCTATTTACCATTACAGTCAGTTCTAAGGTATCACGAATCTCCACACCAAACTTTGATAAGAAATCACCTTCACCACCAAACTGCTCAACACTGTCTATAAACATCTCAATTTTATGAGTCTTTTCAAACCGAGAAACTTCAACATCTTTAAATACAGAATCTATTTTCTGAATTTCTCTAGGGAGATATTCAACATCAATTCCGTGTATTTTGATTGATTCTGTCATCAAATCATCGTATAAATCCTGTTCAGAATCTGAAGAATAGTTTTTATTGAAATAAGGATTAGTTGCCATAATTACCCCATATAGAATGTTGGAGGTTCTTCGTAAGTATCTCGGAGTTCTTGTTCAAGTTCTCTTAATCTTGTTTGTGCTTCTGATAAGATTTCAGCACCATTAAAAGTTACACCTCCTGGCATTTGTACACCAGAATACTTACTAAGATTATGACCCCATTGTTCTCTAAAAAGTTCAGTTGTATATTCCCTTAACCACCTATCACCCCAAACATCCTTATTTTCTACATTGGTTGGGTTTATAATCTTGTAAGCTTGGATAACGATGTAATCATCAACACTTATATCAGACCAATCCATATCAATATAGAGTTTATCAGTATGTCTTCTATATCTTAAAGGTTTTCTACCATTTAGCATTTCGTTGATTAGGTTTATATTTTCTTTGGTAGCAGCATAATGTTGTAAACTAGCAGGAGTGGAGTTGAATGCATATAGAGCATCCCAAGTCATATGATATTCAGCATCAAAAAGGATTTCACTAGAACTTCCAGTGTTTAGGTCTAGAATCGTCTCAATAGATATTATATCTTCACTCATCATGATGTATTTGTTATCTATATCCGTTTGAGTTAATTGATGTTGAATAATAACTCTCTCAACACCATCATAATGGAAATCATGGTACATTTTTAGAGCATCATCAATTCTATCTTCAAGTTGGGAATCATCAACATTTATTTCGATCACAGGTTTGCCAAGTTTCCTCAAACAAAACTGTTTTAATTCTTCTCTAGTTTCAGGGTTAGCCATACCCACTCCTTTATAAAAACAAAAATTGGCGAAACCTCAAAATATTTCCGCTTTAGTCCTGCCAGACCCGAACGATTTGTGATAATGTTTTGGCAGTCACATTATGCTTTGTCGTCCCTTATGCGAATACAAGGATTCTTTACAAAATTAATATGATGAAAACCTTTTAAACTGTTAAAAAATAAACATAAAAATATAAAAGTGTTTTCTTTTAAAACGGTAAAGAACTAAACTTATACCACATCAAATATATTTATAATTTATACTCCAGCTGGTTCTTGTAAAGCGATAGCTCTAAGATTTCTAACTTTAGGTGTTTTTGATTTGTCATCAGAAGTGAGCTCTATCTTGACTGCATAGATATTGAAATTATCAATCTCAGGTGTCTGACCTTTAACTGGTTCTACACCACCATTTGTTCCGAAAACAAATTCTCTATAATCATTATTATATTCCGATATTATATGTTGTGGTGTTATCTGTTTCATCAAATACCATTCTGAATCATTAAAACTTTTATCACCATTAGTATTAGCAACTTTATAATAAACAAGTATCTTAGATGTTGTTGTTGGAACATAAGCATCTAAATAAACTCTAATATCTTTAGATTCGTATGGGTATTTTAAATTAACTCTTTTTGAAATATAGACACAATCAGATTTCCAATTTGGATCAACATTATCATAAGAGTTTACTATATTATCAACAGTTATCAAACTAGTTCTTTCTAAATCAATAACTGGTGAAACATCAGAGTCAGTAACTTCGAAATTGGTTTCTATATAAAAACTATCATCACCAGTAAAGCTCCTAACAACATTTAATTCAGTATTTCTATTTTCGTGAAAATTCATTTGAACTGTCTCATTCCCAATTATAGTACAATTAAATGAAGGGTTTTGAGTGTTGAAAAAATTCTTTAACATAGAAACATTAAATTTAAATAAACTAAAGTCATAAGTTGATTGAGAATCTTCTGGTTTCACTTTCAATCTCAACTTTTTAGATAAACTAGTGTCAAATTTACACTTATTAAGTCTAAACATTAAGTTTTCATCTAAAACAGGTTCCCAAACACCAGAATTATAAGAAGAATATAATCTACCAATGAGAGGGAGTCTAGTTGTTGTAGTATTGGTAATGTTTGTAGAACCATCAGATTCTAAAACTGGAACACCATTTTGACCAGACCATATCTCATATTCAGAACTATTTGTCT